ACTATCAATGACCTAAGAGCAGCTGGAAAGCCACCTAGGATTATAATACTAAAGGGCAGGCAGCTTGGCATAAGTACAGATACCGAAGGACGCATGACACACGATACAACAACCAAAGAAAACCGTAACGGGTTAGTAGTAGCCCATAGGAGTGACAGCACATCAGCATTATTTAGTAAAACAAAATACTTCTACGATAATTTGGACGAAGATGTCAAACCATTAAAGCAAGCAAGCAATGCAACGGAGTTGATATTCAACGAGCCAACTAACTATACAGGGACAGATAAAGGCATTAATAGTAAGATAAAGATACAGACAGCAGGCAAATCAGGTATAGGACGATCGGATACATTTCACTATGTACATCTGAGTGAGTTTGGTTTTTGGGAAGGTTCAGGAGAAAACAGCCCGGACCGGCAACTAACAGGCATACTGCAGTCAGTACCAGACGATATAGATACATGGGTGATCATAGAGAGCACAGCCAACGGTATAAATGAGTTTAAAGACGAATGGGATAAAGCAGAGTCCGGCGAATCCGGGTTTACTTCATTGTTTTTGGCGTGGTACAATCACGAAGAATACATAAGAGAGGTACATAACCCTAAAGCATTTATAGCTAGTCTAAGCGCATACGAACAATGGTTATACAATGGCATGGGGCTTGACCTCGAACGTGTCGCATGGTGGAGACACACACTTAAAACGAATTGCGGTGGCGATATTAATCAAATGAAGCAAGAAAACCCTACCACAGCAGAGGAAGCTTTTATTTTTAGTGGTACACCAGTTTTTGATAATGACAAAATCATAAAAAGGATAGAAGAACTTAAAACGATTGAGTACAGAACAGGTTACTTTGATTTTAAATGGCATAACGAAGAATACAGGGATTATATTATAGATGAATCAATAGCGTTTATTGAGTCTAATCAAAAACCATGGTTTAGGATATACGCAGATGTCAAAGACAAATACCCCTATGTTATAGCAGGTGATACAAAGGGCGAGGGCAAAGACGAATACACAGCACAGATAATGGACAACACCAATAGCCATAGAGTAGCAACGTGTCAGATGCAGATGAACAATTCCAAGCCATATGCGTGGCAAGTGTATTGCGCAGGCAGATATTACAATAATGCTTTAGTTGGGATTGAGATGAACTTTAACACAGCACCACTTGAGGAACTAACACGCCTAATGTATTACAATCAATACTACCGAGAAAAGCCAGAAGGCTACCATGGTGAAATAACAAAAGGTAAAATAGGCTGGAAAACAGACGGAATAACAAGACCAAGAATGATTGACAAAGAAGTCTTTGTTATCAATGAGTACTTGCACTTAATAAAAGATGTAAACACACTCAAGCAGGCGATAACGTTTGTATATGATAAAAATGGTAGACCAGATGCAATGAGTGGCAAACATGATGATTTGTTAATAGCAGATTGTATACTAGCAGAGATTAGTAGCCAGCAAAGCACAGACGTGGAAAGAGAAATGCAAGAACACGTTAACGAGTACCAAGACACAATAGACGAGTTTAACACGTGGTAGATATTAAATGATTAAAGGAGGGTAACTAAATGACAGAAATAGTATTGGTTATAATGCTTTTATTAATGGGTGGAGTTAACATCTATTTATTAAAACGTGTACTGACAAAAAAAGATGAACCATTAAGCGAAAAAGAAAAAGAATACAGGAGGGATATAAGCGACCACATGGACGCACTACTTAACTACACTCCGGAAATAGCTTATAAGGTGGTAAAGCATGGATAATAACAAAGCATGGGAACGATTACAACAAGGTAAAGCATGGAAACAAAGACTAGACCCACCGATTTATGATGAAGTGAATACCAACTGGGAAATGTATAAGGGAAACCAATACATTAATTCAGGTGCAAAGGATAACTTGCCTAAGCCAGTTTTTAATATGATTAAGCGTATAATATCATTCTTTGTGGCTAGTCTAACATCAAGCCCAGCTGATATTAAATTTTCGAATTTTGCTAACCAAGATGGTAAAGAAGTTGATGATGAAGATATAGCCAAGCTAAATAGTTCTTTTGCTAATTTTGAAGAAAGAACCAAATTGCAATCGTTAATAAGAGACGCCTATAAAGATGCCGCTATAACGGGTGACTTTGCTTTTCATATGTTTTTTGATATAGATAAAAAGCCATACGGAGGAAAGTACTCGGACGTAATGGGCGAACTTTGCATAGAGTTAGTAGACGGCGTTAATGTATACTTTGGCAACCCTAACAATCGTAACGTGCAAGAGCAGCCATACATCATTATAGCCGGTCGAGATATGATTACTGATCTGCAAGAAGAATATGCAAGAGAGAATAAAGATGAATTAGAGTTACAATCAGATAGCGACACAGACTACCAAGCAGGGCTTGATAGTAGGATTGAGATAGAAGGGGACAATGGTTCAGACAAAGCTACCTATGCTTTGATGTATGAGTTAAAAGAAAACAAACAAAAAGAAAAAACAATCCACGCCAGCAAATCAGTAGGCGGCACAGATATATACACAGACAAAGACCTAGGGTTAACATTATATCCTGTTATATTTGATAATTACGAACGAGCAAAGAATAACTATCATGGCTTAGCATTATGTACAGCGATCGTACCTAACCAAATATTTATCAACAGAATGTTCGCACTTGTAATGAAGTCATTAATGGATACAGCTTTCCCTAGATTATTTTATGATTCAAAGAGAATAGATTCGCCTACGAACAGAGTTGGAGCAACAACAGGTGTTAAAAACTTGCAGCCGGGAGAAAATGTAGCGAACGTAGCTTCTTATCTTCGTGGTGGTGACATGAGTGCGCAGATTGCACAAATTATAGACAAAGCATGGGCAATGACAAAAGAAACTTTAGGTGCCGAAGATGCGTTACTTGGTAGTGTAAACCCTGAACAAGCATCAGGTATTGCAATCAGTGTAACGGCTAAGCAAGCAGCGATACCATTACTTAACCCAAAAAACAATATGTATGATGCGCTAGAGTGCTTAGCTAATATCTATGCTGACATGGTTGGTAACTATTACGGGGAACGTCCTGTAGTGATAGAGCGTGAAGATGACCAAGGGCAAAAAATGAACGCTGTTGAAATGTTTGATTATAGCAAGTTGAAAGAAATTTATCTATCAATTAAAATAGACGTAGGTGCAGGCACTTACTATGATGAAATGGCAAAAGTATTAACTTACGAAAACTATCTAAGAGAAGGTCATATCACATTTGAGGAAACACTAGCAGCATTGCCTGACGATTACTTCCCTAATAAAGCAGAAATCCTAGAAAGATTAGAAGCTGAAAAAGAACCATCAGTACCAATGGAAGTGGTAGCACAAATAATAGAACAAATGCCACCTGACCTACAGCAAGCAGCAGTGGAATATATCCAACAAACAGAGGAGGGTGAGCAACAGTAATGAAAATTACTATAGAATGTGAAACTTGCAAAAGTAAATACGTTGTGCAAGGTAATGGACTTTTTATTAAACCTAACAAAGATTTTGATTTATTTACATCTGATTACAGAGATACAGTTATCCAATGTGAAAATTGTCAACAAACTTTGAAGGTAGAAGGTGGTGTATAATGACATGTAAAGTATGTAAGTCATCAATGCAAATTATAGACAGCAGATTTACAAGTAAACTAGATTCAAATGATGTTTATACAGAGCAAGTATTGAAATGTGTTAACCCTNATTGTGACAATAAAGGCAACAGGGAAAAGGNCATAACAAAAGTTAGTTGACCATCATCACACAAAGTGTTATAATAGGGGGGAAATATGGAAGACACAGGAATGAGGGAACTAAGATGCAATAATGCAGATTGTAACCCTCGCAAAAAGGACAAACCACATTTATTAGGCAAAGCATTGATGATGCCAGGTAGTGTAGTGCAAATCAAGTGCCATAACTGTGGAACGATAACAGAGTTCAAATCAACACTTGAACTTGAACAAACAATACAATAATAGGAACGCCCGGAGCGTAATTCTTAAATGAGTTACGCTTCTTTTATATGGCTCAATCATAAGCCAGAAAGAGGTACAAAATGGATAAACCAATCCTAGAAGATATAGAATTATTTACTGATGATTCCGTTGAAGAAGAAGCAGAGGAAACCACCGAAGCAGAGACAGACGAAACCACCGAAGCAGAAACAGACGAACCATTAGAAGTGGACGAAGATTCAACAGAAGAAACAGAGACAGAGGAAGAAACAGAGACAGAGGAAGTTGAGGAACTCGATTCACTTGATGAATTTGAAGTTAAGTACTTGCATGAAAACAAAAAGTTAAAAGACATACCACGAGATGAATTAAAAACTTTAGTTCAAAAAGGATTGAATCATGATCGTGTAACTGAAAAGCTAACCAACGCTAATACCGAACTTGAAGGACTGGGAGAAGTAGCTAAAATGTTAGGCTATGATACCAAAGAGTTAAAAGAAGCTTTACTTGAGCAAGCATTTCTTGCAAGGTCCGAAAAAGATAATCTATCTATAGAAACAGTTAGAAAAGATTATGAACTAAGCCAAAAAGAGAAAGTATCTAGCGAGACGAAAAAACAACAATCAGACATGGTTAAATTTGTTGAAGCTTATCCTAATGTTAAAGGCGAAGATATAACCCCAGAGACATGGGCTAAAGTTGCAGATGGACTTGACCTAGTCACAGCATATAAAATGGACCAGCAATCAAACCAACTTGATGAAATGAAAACAAAGCTAGCAACATATGAAAAACAAGCTAAGGTTGCAAAGCAGAATGAAAAAGCAAAAGCAAAATCACCTGTTAAAGCAACAACTAGCAACGGTTCAGATGATGCAAGCAATGATGATTTTCTCCAAGGACTTATGGGATAATATAGGAGATTATAGATATGGCAGTTAATCTAGCTAAAAAGTATGCAAAACAGATAGAACAAATTTACACATTAGGATCACTTACCAAAGCAGCCTTTGGCGCAAAGTATGACTTTATTGGCGTTAAAACAGCAGCAGTTTACACATTAACTTCACAAGCACTTACTGATTATACAAGAACAGGTGCTAACCGATACGGAATACCATCGGAACTACAAGACACAGTCAATGAATATGCTATCACTCAAGACCGTTCATTTTCAATCACAGTAGACAAAGGTAACTACCTACAGCAAAATCTTGTTAAGACTACAGGCGCAGTTATTAAAATGCAAATGAATGAACAACTATTTCCTGAACTTGATACTTATAATATGACGGTTTTAGCAGCAGCAGCAGTTACAGCAGCACAAACAGCAACAGTAGCTATTACCGCTTCTAACGCTTATTCAAGTTTGCTTGATGCCTCAGTTGCCCTTGATAATAGTAAAGTACCACGTAAAGGCAGAATTGCTTTTATATCACCAGCATTTTACAAATTTATTAAATTAGATAATTCATTTATTAAAGAGTCTGACATGGCTCAAAAGATGTTAATAAATGGAGTAGTCGGTGAAGTAGATGGTATTAAACTCGTAATGTTGCCAACTAGCTATTTACCTACTAGCACAGCATTCATTTTAACTCACCCATCAG